CAGTCACGATAGACACGGCGCATTAGCGTGCGCGGAGCGCTTAAGCACAATCAACGGCCGCAATTGCCTGCAGCCGCGAATCGTGCACGTAGCCATTAAGTTTTGAGCGTAAGATCACCTCGGCTACAGAGATGATGTCGTTATAGGGCAGGTCATAGTGTGTTGAGTAATACGCTGCAATGTCAGCAGGACGGGGAGTTGGCACATGAGACGTGCCAATGTAGTACTTGTATTCGCACTCCGTGTTAATAATAGGTCCGTCGCCAACGTAGCCGCTTAGCATGTTGGCCAGGGCTGCGAGCAACGGGTCGATTCGTCCGTAATCACGCAGAGTGTACATAATACTACGCAACCACATGACGCGTTCACCACATGGTCTAACATGCATGTCCCAGCAGATTTTAGCTAGCAGACGCCCAGGACGCGGCATGAGGACATAAGTTCCGCAAGTGGGGTAAAACCTGCCGCTACAAAATTCAGCACACAAAGGATCGGTCCGTACCATCACTTCAATTTCCATTCCGAATCGGCTATAGGCTTGACGAATGGCGTCAGGGCCACCGATACGCGATAGCTCCGACCGCGTTGTAATGGTGACGCTGTCATCACCACAGACGATCGACACCCACAGACGACCGGCGCCATGTATGAAGTACTTCATCGCGATGTTGATCAGTGTGTCGCCTATGGAAGTGTCAGGCCATCCTGACTGCATAGTGTAGGGTATGCTGTATACGCAGCCGTCTGAGCCATACCCTTTACTGAGCTTGCGCTTCAGCAACTGGGCGACGTGGCGAGGGAGGTAACGACGGTAAATGCGGTGTAGTAGTTGGAACGGCCCTTTTGTCAAATGTAGATCAAACCTGGATTGGTCATCCTCAACGACAATACACTCGTCGCCCGGCGGCATATGTGACTCAACGTAGGCCAGGCTGCTAGCAAAAGCTGCTCCAACCTCGGCGGCATTGAGTCCACACGTATAGACAACCTGTCTAAATGTGTTCAGGTTGTCGCAATCCCAGTCAGGCATAAGCGCATCGCGAACTTGTTTCACCCAGGGCCGCAGGTACCTACCGACAGCACAGCTCAGCTCAAGCGGACAGCCCTGAATCCATCGAGGGTCTTTGAACACCGGGTTCGCAACATCTTTTATGGCGATCTCGCGCTTGATGAAGGAACTGGCGACGAGGGGGAAGGGGCCTACGTCTTTACCGATTTTGAGCAGAGCATCACGGCGCTGTGGAGGGAACGATGATGCCCATGCTTCGAAATTCATAGGCTCGTCAAGGCGCGGGACGCGGGCTGTCTCCAATATTCGCAATATATGCGGACTAACATTCTCCCAGTGTCGCTCAACGGCCTCAGAGGTCTCGTCGTTAACGTGCATAGGCAAAAGTTT